GCCTCGCTGGGCCCCCCCCGCGAGAACGTCCTGCTCCGCCGCCGTGGGAGGGCGATAGTGAGGACGACAGTGAGAGTGATGACGACGCAGTGTCGGAGAGATGGTACGTGCCGCCAGGTTCCTTACCACGGACGGACGACAGTGAGGGTGATGGCGACAGCAATGGAGAGCTGCTCGAGGGCGGGGGGGAGGTGCCCACGTACAAGTGGGAGGCGGGGTTGCGCCAGTTAGTCCACGAGGACAGTGAGAGTGCTGAGGGGGGCGACGGTACCGAGGAGAACAGTGACGACGAGGAGGCGTACGGCGGTCACTTCAGCAACGGTGACGACGCAGCGGCAACGCTGCTCTCGAGCACGTCCAACCTGATCGAGGAACGGCGTGACACACACGGTGATGCCGTCGATCAGCAACAGTTCGCTGCGAGGGGGTGGACCTGGTACCTCGAGGGGCAAAGCAAGCTTCGTGACGATGCAGAGATAACGGGTGCTGACGTCGCCCGACTGATGGAGCTTCTCAAGCTCTCGCGAATGAGTGGTGCGAAACACATCGACCACGACCGTGACGTCGCGGGGTACGCAGCGATCGCGGCGGCCTGCGAGGCAGTCAATGGTGACTACGACCCCGCAGACCTGACGCGCAACGACGACTAACACTACCATGGAACGACAGACGGTACTGGCGGTGTTCGCGGGCGCTGTAATAGGCTACACCATGAAGGGCGTGGTCGTGGCCTACTCGATGCTCTGCAATCCTAATGAGTGGCGTGATCTGATCGACGAGGCCGAGGAATTGAACGAAACCGAGATCGTGGGCAGTGACATAGAGATCCCCGAGGCAGTACGCGAGGAGTTGGGTATCACCGAGGGTGTGGGGGCGGGTCAGACTGATCTCGAGAAGCTTCGTCGTGCCCGCAAGCGACGTCGTGAGCAGCGCCGAGTGCTTCGTGAGGGTCCCGATGGGTGCTTGCTCTGTGATGAAGACCCCGCGCATCGAGTCACTCACCCCGAATACGGGGACCACATCGAGGTCTGTGAGGGTCATCTACAGCAGGTCATGAGGAACATCGAGATCTACCCGCATATCGATGGCACGGAGTGTGAGATCGAGGACCTCGATGGCACCAGTGGTGGTGAGGACAGCGATAAGGACGACGAAAGCAGTGGGCCGTGGCAGTGAGTCTGTGGGCAGTGTGGCAGTGATGGTACGAGGTCTGCTGGCAGTCAGTGTGTTTCTCTGCATAGTTGCTGACACGCTGCGATCCATGGTTGACTGACGAAGGCCTCTGTGGTCGGGGTCAGCACGGTGC